AAACAGGCACCTTCAACACCGGTGAAGTGCAATGGCGACAACGCCCACCGTCAGTCGGTATTCGCGGCACAGAGAGCGTGATTGAAAGTTTGCACACGTTAGGCCTGGTTCGTTTTATTCGCACCAAGGAAGAAATCAACAAAGAGGCCATGTTAAATGAGCCTGAATTAGCCGCAACGGTGGCTGGTGTAACGATTAAAACCGGTGTGGAAGATTTTGTGATCACCCCTTTTGAACAGGAGGCGAAATAATGCCGGCCTTTGCATTGAACCCAGTGTCATATTTTATTATCGGGGTAATTCTAAGCCTGATAGTGGGAATATTAGACCAGGAATAAAGCCTATTTAAACGCTCTTTAAACCCTAATTTAAGGGGCGTTCATAATAAGTTTTAACCAACCATAAAAGGAAACAAAAAATGGAAAACATCCACAAGTTTAACCGCTTTAAATATTACAGCGAAAAAGCGGCAAAAAGTGAACGCCAAGGCGACTTACAAGACGCCAAGGAACAATGGGCTATCGCAGAACTTAATGCGAGCGGCCAAAAAAATAAAGAATGGTGCAAACGCCGTGCCGCGTTTTGTGACCGAGTAATTAGAAAACCTTTCTAGGAGGAAATCATGGCGAAATATGTAGCCCGTTTTTACTGTTTAGTAGAAGCCGTTGTTGAAGCAGAAAGCAACGAACAAGTTTTAGACATGTGCGACCTAAATGTATGCGATGTAAATAAACTACCGCACACCATTACAGAAATTGATGACGTGGTTGAAGTGGAGGAAGTATGACTGAGCAAGAAAAAATGCGGTTGGATGAAATATTGCAACAAGCAGCAATGCAGCTTATTAAAGCACAAACCTATCTTCGCACAGGGCAAGCTCAATATGCTGCGGTTTATGTGGGGAATGTGCAGAATTTGTTGCCAGGTTTAAGAATGAGATTGGGGAAAGTATGAAAGTGCTAGACGAACATATCCTTGAGTATATTTGGGACGAAACATTAGACCGTATTGCGCAAGAAACCTTAGTGACTTATATCGGTGGCAGTGTTGGCACGTATAGCGATGACCAAGCAGAGAAAAAGGCAGAAGACTTTGCAATATTGAGTGTAAGCCGACTTATTGCTGGATCTGGATTAAGCGAAAGTCAATTTAGACGGCGAGTTAAAAAGCTTATGGCGCAAGGTGTTTTGTTACAACGCATTGGGCCAAATAGCTTTGTGATTAACTCAGAGGTGATTAAATGCGTAGCGGTACAAGCCGCGCGATGTTGGCGTGCGATCGGTGTTCCGTATGGTATGGACGACACGGGGAAAGCCTATAAAACCTTACCCATTAATGCTCTGCCGAGAAGTATTTTTGAATTAAAGACAAATTGTTATTTGATTTTGAGATCTGAATATCCAAGTTACAAAGGAGCTGAAAATGAGTGAAAACAATGGATGGATTAAGTGTTCAGAGCGATTGCCTAAATTATATCATACAGTTTTTTATGGCATTACCTCAAAAGAGGTGCTGCTATATGGAATACCATATAACGACGGCGAAGAAAGAATGCGAGTTTTTATTGGATACATGGTAGACGGTAACGAATTTGAGACAGAAATTGATGGCAAATGTGATGTCGTTACCCACTGGCAACCATTGCCACAACCACCTATCGACTAAGGATAAAATATGAAATATCAATGGGAATATATCGTTTTTGGTAGTGAAGAACCAACAGTCGAAGATATAGAGGCGAAGATAAAAGAAAGTGAAAGTGAAGAGTATGAAAGCGATCACGATTGTGTTGATAGCCTTGTTGAGCAAATTGTTGAAGAAAATAATTGGGATTGGGAGCTGGAGGAAAATGAAAATATTTATATATCAATCTTTCCGAAAGGAAAACCAGAAGAACAAGAGTTATTTGATGTACATCTTAGTTTGGTTATCCAGGCTACCGCATATCATGAGTGGTCAGGGTTAGATTGATAAAACCCATTTACAGCCCATTTAAGCCACGTTTAAGTGGGTTGAATAATGTGTTTTAAAAAGGAATAAACAATGCATAAAACTAAACCAAAGCTGATCCAGCTAATTCATATAGCCAAGCAAAAACTGGCAATGGATGAATATAGCTACCGCGCCATGCTTGAGCGCGTTACCGGGAAAACATCATGCAAAGAAATGAGCGTGGCGGAGTTAATGAAAGTGGAAGCGGAAATGGAAGCCAAAGGATTTAAGAAAACCAGCCGCCGAAATCATTCACCAAGCGGGAAAAGTGCGGTTGTAAAAAGCAACATTGCCCACAAAATCCGTGCTATTTGGATTGAAATGAGCAAGAAAGGATTGGTGCGCGATGGGTCGGAAACCGCATTAAACAAATGGGTGCGCGGTGTGGTGAATCCGATATTAACGGCTCAAAACAAACCGCTTGCGCTGAATGTAGGCGCATTAAACGACCAAATGGCTGGTTTAGTGCTTGAACGCCTGAAAAAATGGCAAGCAAGGGGGAATGTATGAAATTATGCCGTTGCCCAGTGTGCCATTCTGATATTCACCTCGACCAACTATTAGAAGATGAAGCGGGTCGAGAAATTTTAGGGCTGCTCACTGAGTTAAAATATGGCGTTGCGCGACCTTTAGTTTCATACATTGCACTATTTCGCCCGGATAAATCAGCGCTAAGCAACTCAAGAGCGGTAAAATTAATGCGCGAAGTGTTAGATTTATTCCCACCTTCTCAATTATTAGCCCACTGTTTGAGTGAAACGGTCAATTCAGTGCAGAAAAAGCGCCGAGAAAGCCGAAATCTCGCCCCGCTTAACAATCACCGCTATTTAATGCAAGTGATGGAAACGAACCGACCACTCTTTTCCGGTACAGGCTCGGCTGCCGTAAATAACGCAGAACGCCAACAGGCAGAGCGCGCCAATCACGGCAATGATGATATTGAAAACACCATTTTATATATTGAGCGTTTTTATCAGCTAGGCCAGCCTGTGGAACACTTGCCAGGCTATGATGTATGGAAAAAGTGGAAAGATAAACAGCAAAAATGAACTTTTTTAACCGCCGAAAGGCGGTTTTTTTATTTATAAATCAAGTGATTATTTTCAAACAAATACTTGACTTGAAAAAATAATCCGCACAACGCATTGTAAAATCGCTATAATTTTGAACAATAGTGATCGTCCAACCAGTAGGGGTGGCTATGTTGAATGCAAGCAATGAACAAATTGAAACGTTTAATGAGAAAGCGCCTGAAATTTTGGCGGATTTAGCAAAACACACAGAAGTAAAAATTAAAGAAAAAATCGCTGATATTGAGCCAAAACTCGCCCAGCAAATCAGCATTGAAGTGGCAAACCATATCGCACAATGCTGGGGCGGTGAGGTGATTTATATTCCACGCAACCTTGTTTTATTACTAAACGAACGCGACCGGAAGATTTTCAACGAATTCAACGGTACAAATCACCGTGAACTCGCACGGAAATACAACGTGTCAATGCAGTGGATTTATCAGATTGTGAAGAAAATCACAAAAGAAGAAATCGCAAGACGTCAGTTTGATATGTTTGGCAATGTGTAACCGCTAAAAGTGAGAAAAACGTCCGAAAGGGCGTTTTTTATATGAATAAAATTAAATTAAAGGTATTATTAGTACATTGCTTTTGCCAATTTAAGGGATAAATAATGAAAAAAATACTATCTATGCTTTTAACAGGTGCGCTTGCTTGTTTATTATCCTCTTGTTCAGAGGAACAAGACTCAAACGCTCCAACATCATCAGAAATATCAGATGTAAAACTAAATCTTTATAAACTACTTCCTAAAGACAGTGATAAAGCTGCGACTTGTGAAAGTAGAAAAATTAGAGAGCATTATTATCTAGCTTGCAATTACATTGCAATTGGGCAAGCGCCATCATCGTTGTATGTTTTTTATTATGATAAAGTAAAAGATCCTGTTAAACGCTTCTATGCTCTCAATGGCAAAGCTATGAGCCTATACGATGAAGAATTGAAATATGTGTCAATGCTAGGCAATTATAAAGACACATTTGGGCTTCCGCTGCCTGAAAGTATTAATATGGGCGAAGTAATGAAAGAATTTGAATTTATGCGCAAATAACGTCTTTAAATCAATTTAAAATCAAAACAAACGAGCCTGTTTTAAACTCCTTTTTAGTCTTACAAAAGGAGTTTTTTTATGTCTTTATCCTTACCTATCACAAAAATTGTGATCCATTGCTCCGCTACTCGTAACGGCAAGCAACTCAGAACAGTTAATCAAACCGCCGCTCAACGTATTAATGACTGGCACTCACAACGCGGCTTTAAACGCGACCCAATTTTAGCCAAAAAATTCAATCCTCACCTGCCTAATATTGGTTATCACTTTGTAATTGACACTGACGGCACGGTTGAAACAGGCCGAATGGTTGGCGAAATTGGTGCGCACGTGAAAGGTCATAATCAACACTCGCTAGGCATTTGCCTTGTTGGCGGTATTGACGAAAGCGGTCGCAACTACGGCGAATACACTGAAAGACAATGGCTCGCGTTGCATAAATTGTTGCAAAAACTAGAGAGTGAACACCCCAGCGCACGCATTTGTGGACATCGTGATTTGAGTCCAGACGTTAATGGTGACGGCACAATCACCCCGAATGAGTGGATTAAAGACTGCCCGTGTTTCGATGTGTGGACGTGGTTGGATTCGGACGA